AGCAACTCTGAAACAGCTTGCGATGTTCCAAGATACATATGAAGAGATTATGAAAACCCATAACATTCCGGCAAATTGGAATGAGTTGGATTTTGAAAAAGAAGAAATATCAAATCACGTTAGGATGGCGTTCCGCAACTGTATTCGTAACATACTAGTTAGCGGCGGAATGAACATGGGAACGATGGAATACCTAGAACAGTTCGGTATCCATCCGGTTACGGCAAAGAAGTTAATCGTAGATTACTTAGCCGAAGTTGAAGCGATGGTAGAAGAGGGCAAGTACCCATCTGTGACCCACCTATATGATTTCCTAGATAGATGTGCCGAGATATTCCAAGATGCCCACCATGCTGTGATGGCAAGAATCGGTATTACTGACCTGATAAAAGATGAGTATGTATTTATGGAGATGCGGGACGTAGCTTGAATATCCTAGTTGGGACACCCTGTTATGGGTGTCAGATGACGATAGATTATTTCAACAGCATGACCCATCTCTTGCGAGACGGATTACAGCATGGAGTCAATGTTGATTTTATGCAGATTGGTAATCAGGTTACCAAGAAAGCAAGGAACTCCATCGTAAGTTATTTCCATACACATCCTGAATATACGCATCTTTTATTTGTGGATGCGGATACTGGTGTAGAGCAGGGCGGAATCGGAAAACTTTTAAAAAGTGGTAAGGATGTAATCGGTGCTCCCGTAGCATTGAAAGGTTTTAATCCTGATGGTTCTCCGGTATTAAACATTGGAAAGATTTATTCCCAAGAAGGATCAATTGCCGAGATTGAGCATATCGGCAACGCCTGTTTGATGTTCAGCAGGAAAGCAATAGATGCCTTGATTGAAATTTCTACTCCGTATGATGACTTTCCTAAATACAGCCGCGGTGATGAATCTCAAGGAAAAGCATGGGATGTATTTTATGTCGGAGTAATGGAGGATGGAATATATCGCCCAGAAGATTTTAGTACCTGCTGGAAGTTCAGAAACAAATTAGGAATAAAAGTGTATTGCGATTTAAGCGTTAAAACAACACACCAAGGAACTCACCAGTTTAAGAGTTGGCAATGAATAAGAGGAAAATAATATGAGGTATGCAAAAGTAGAAAATGGCGCGATTACGGAGTATCCGTATGACCATGGCATGTTACGGAAGGACAACCCAAATACAAGTTTTCCAAAAGATTCTTTGCAGAGGGCTGACATCCGTTCCGATTATGGTGTCGTAGAGGTTGCAGAAGTATCTAAGCCTCAATCAGACACGCATAAAGTTTCAGAAGGCACACCCGCTTTGGTTAGCGGTAATTGGACACAGACATGGGATCAGGTCGCCAAGACCGCGGAACAATTAGCAAATGCTGCTGTTAGTGCTCGGTCTTCCGAATACGGATTACCAGCAGACCAGATTGAATTTATCACGGAGAACGGTCTGGATGCATGGCAAGCCAAGGTTGCTGAAATAAAGGCAAGGCATCCAAAGTAATGGCTTTAATCCCGATAGATCAAGTCGGGCAGGTAGGCATTGTCAAGGATATTAATGCTTGGCAACTACCTCCTAACGTCTGGACTGATGGTAATAATATAAGAGCAGAGCATGGGGCTATTCAGAAGACTCCGGGCTATAAGGAGGTTATGGCTTCCTGTCCTGTTGCACCTTATTATGTTACTAATTTATATGCCGGTACTACATCCTACTGGATAGTTGGTGGACTAACTAAGATTTACGTACACAACGGTTCAGCATGGACAAACATTACCAGACAGACTGATGGTTCTGACGTAAATTATAACGCTACCGCTAGAGAGAACTGGACTTCCACCGTATTAGGTGGTGTCCTGATTATGGCGAACGGTTATGATGTCCCGCAATTCTGGGCATTAAGTTCCGGTGTACCCTCCGTATCTAACAAGATGGCAGACCTTACAAACTGGTCTGCGGCTAACCATTATCCATTTTCAGTAAGAGCATTTCGCTCCTTCCTGATTGCTCTTAATGTATCAAAAGCGGGTACGGCTTATACCAGTCTAGTGAAGTGGTCTACGGAAGCGGCTACACAGGCTCTTCCATCTTCATGGGACGAAACGTCGGCAACGGTCGATGCCGGTGAATATGAATTAGCTGATACAAAAGGAAAAATTCTGGATGGGCTTCCTCTTACGGATAAGTTCTTTATTTATAAAGAGGACTCTATCTATGAATTATCGTATGTAGGTACACCGTTTATCTTTGCATTCCGCCAGCTCTCGCCAACTATTGGAGCCTTATCCAAGAACTGTGTAGTGGAATTTAATGATAAGCATTTCATCTTCGGAAATGGTGATATGTACATCAATGATGGAATGAGAGTTGAATCCATCTTACCCCATAAAATGCGGGATCATATTTTCAGCACCATCAATGGTGATGAGTATGCAAAATCATTTGTAGTCGCAGATTACGGTAATACGGAAATCTGGGCCTGTTATGTAACGTCATCTAATACGACCAACGTAGAGTGCGATAAGGCATTGGTATGGAACTGGGTAAACCAGACATTTACAGAGCGTGATCTTCCAAACTTGGGAATGATTGGATATGGCATTGAGGGTGATCCTCTCGCTTCCGCTTCATGGGCTGCTGACACCACCACTTGGACTACTAATACCAAGCAATGGAGTACAGCCGGTGCATCCGCATTCTCCAATACAGCCGGTAAATCATTGGTGATGGCATCTCCCACTAACACAAAGATGTACAGGCATAACACCGGCAATCAGGAAGATGGAAGCAATATGACATCCTACATCGAAAGAACCGGATTAACAATAAACGAACAGGGACAACCCGATTCGTCAATGGTAAAGAGTATCAGGGCGGTATGGCCCAAGATGACAGTATCAAGTGCAACCACAGTTAATGTGTATGTAGGTCACCAGATGTCTGCGGAAGAATCCATAACATGGGAAGGGCCGACTACATTTAATCCTGATTCACAATCAAAAGTTCCTGTTAGGGTAACCGGAAAATACATCGGTGTGAAATTTGAATCTACCGGCGATCAAACATGGAGATTGGATGGCTATTCTCTGGACATTAAGAACGCAGGGAATAGAGGCTCCAAGATGAACTGATGGCTGAGAGGAAGTGGTGGGAGAATTGGTACAATCCATATAATCAATATTCTCCTTATGAATATGTTTCACCATTAGTTACTGGTATGTCACCCGGAAATCTAAGGGCGCATATGCTAGAAACCACAAGACTAAAACAGGCTGGATTGCCAGTATACGGAGAAGGTGGATACCATTACAAAACCGCAGCAGATTTTGGTAAGCGTTCTATTTATCCAACATCAATTTTAGGTCTATTAGGTCTTGGGCAACAATTACAACAAGAAGTTGGAAGAAGTGGAATAGAAGGTATCCCTACAGCGTTACAAGATGCACGTTGGAATTATCGCGGATTACTGGCAGAATCTTTAGGTCTTGATAAAAAAGATAAAAAGAAGAAAAAGAAAGTAAAGAATAGAAAGAGGAAATAATGGCTACCCATGTAGATAGAGTAGAACGGTCTGTAACGCATTATTCACCCGGCCCATTACCAGTAAATCCAGAAGATTTAGGACAGTACGTTGTCACAGAACTTAAACGGCTAGGAGATATATTATTAAACCAAGCAACATTCAGATTAGAGAGAACACATGAAGCACCGTCAAGACCAAGAACCGGAGACATCAGATTCGCCGATGGATCGGACTGGAATCCGGGATCGGGCGAAGGAATCTATTGGTACGGTTCAAGCTGGAACAAATTGTAAAATCATACTCGTAGCCCCTGACGACATCCCTCATATCTGGGAGAATGTCCACCCACATTTAGAGGCGATGGAACCCCACTCAGAGGGGGAACTTTCTCCAGAGGATTTCTACGAATCCCTGATGAACAAAGAGATGCAGTTATGGATCGCTATAGAGGATAAGGAATTACTCGCCTCTATGGTTACCCAAATTATCCCCTACCCAAGAAAGAGAGTATTGAGAATCATCTCTATAGGTGGAGAAGGAATGGATCAATGGATTGGTTACATACCCCTTATTGAAGACTGGGCCTTATCTATGGGTTGTACCTCTTTAGAATGCTGGGGTAGAAAGGGCTGGCTAAAAATATTAAAGGACTGGAAATGCTCATATCACATAATAACAAAAGACCTCACGGGTAGGATGCACTAATGTCAGCAACAAGTTACGTTAATAACAATCAAGACTTAGCAGATGCCCTTAAAAGGATGCAGGATGATCCTAATTCCACAGAGGCTAAGTATTGGAAAGGTAGGACTGGTGGTAAATTAACAGCAGACGCATTTGGTAAAGCTCATGCGGATGAAACCAATGCTCTGATTACTGGTGATTATCAGGATAAGCATGGCGCAGGATCGACGGATATAACTCCCGGCACCAAAACTGATTTTGCTAAAGAAAATCTACCAAAATTAAAAGAAGCAAATGTAGAATCTCCCAAAGTAAAAGAACGCGAAAACAATGAGAACGAGGGCAAGATATCTTCAGGCGCGGGAGTCGTCACACCTCCGCGTACTGATCCTGATTTCTACCCTACTTTAGGGGGTGGTTTATTAGATACTAGCGGTGAAGCTGCAACTGCCGACACTGGTTTATTGAGTGGCACGGGATTGCCCTACAATCGTGCAAATTTACCAGTATGGAGTGGAACTGGAAGTATCTTAGGTACGCAAAAACTTTGGGATGCGACACAAACTGCTAGAGCGAGAGCCGAGGCTTTATCGGGCAACTACAGAGCATTAGATGCAATGTGGAAGGATGCTCAAGCAAGGAGAGCATCTTTAGCGGGTGATCCTAATGCACAGGAACTTCAATCTGCAATAATGCGGGCTGCTGGCGATCAGATAAGAATAATACAGGGTAGGGAGATGGGCCTTGAGGGGCCGAAACCAAAAGGTTTAGGAACTCCTTGGGTTGGCCCCGGATTAAGAGTTGCTTTAGACTCA